CCTTAGTCTCTTCTGAATGAGCATACAAGTCTAAGTTTTCATACAGCCAGCGGAAAATGCCTGGCATATCTTCTGCGGTTGCCTGACTACATACAATTTGCCTTGCCTCACGAATCTTCCCCTTCATGAACAAATTAGTCATTTCAATCAAATAGTCGTTTGTGGATTCAATTTTTTCTGGAGCGCGGAGCACACCATTAATTGATTTAGACTGCAAACTGTTGATACACTTACGCAGATCCGGATATGTGGCTTCCACATAATGATCCAACTCGTCAAGTTCAAACTCTACATTTTCTTCAACTAGAATTGTAGCAACCCGTGCAGTAAATTCTGTACGGTCAGTTTTCTCAATGTGCAATCCTTGGCAACGACTGTGCAATGCTGGAATAATACGATTTGGATAATTGCAAGTAAGTATAAAGCGAACGCTACCGGAATATTCTTCCATCAAGTTACGCAATGCAGGTTGCACACTCAATGGGTTCAAGAAGTCTGCTTCGTCAATCAATACAATTTTGAATTCGCCAAACGGCATTGTTTGGCAAAATCCAATCAGTTGGTCGACCCATGCAATTTTACGTCCTTCCTTACTACCATTGGAATACATAACATCACTGTCTTCAACTCCCAGTTTGTTAATAAGGATCTTTGCCAATGTAGTTTTACCTACACCTGCACTGCCGCTGAATAGCAGGTGCGGGATCATTCCATCTGCAAGCCAACTTTCAATTTCATCTTTTTGTTTCGAGTCCTTGAATACATACCCATCAAAGGTATTAGGACGGTATTTCTCAACCCAAAGTTCTTTTGCCATAATTAGTTTTTTCTCTCAATATCTTCTTCAATACATTTTGTGCCATATTGTATTTCTACAATTTTTAAAGGTTGGTCAGTGTTGTTAATTAACTGATGCCACTCCCCTTGTAATATTGTATCTGATTTGTGGGTGGTAAGTCTAGTACTTCCGGAGTTCCAGTCAACCGTTGCTTCACCTTCAGATACAATCCAATATTCATTACGATATTCATGACGTTGCATACTTAGACGCTGGCGAGGATTTACTGTTAATTCCTTCACTTTCATGCCTGAAACCTCGTGAAGAACACGATAATATCCCCAAGAACGTTCAGTTTTAGGGGATTTCCACTCCTCTAAGATCCAACTACTACTATTGGCCTTATCCTCGCCGCCGACACCGAATACAAAGTCGATATCAGCAACACTCATTTCGGGAATGTTTTCTTTAGTTCGATCGCCACCGTTGGCAAAAATTACCTGTGCATAGGAGTAATTGCTCTTCAAGTTTTGTAACAAACTTTTAGCCGAGCCGTCACTGTCATCGAACGCCAATACCTTATCAACAAATCTAAGATTTTCAAGTACTGCTTTTCGTTCTTCAAAGGGCATGAAGGCACGCCCTTTCTTGTTCTCTAGCCAACTATCACTATTTAGACCAACACATAATTGGTCACCTAGTGACCTGGCCGCTTTAAGGTATTTGATATGACCTGAATGTACTGGATCAAATCCGCCGGTACAAACTACGATTTTCATCATATGACCTTTCCCAGACCCAACCAGATAAGTTTATCAAGTTCCGCTTGATAGTCTCGACCGAGCCTGCGCTTTTCATAGATGGTTTCTAAAATCTCTTTACCGTTGCCGTAATCCATAACTCCAGTACCACGTCGCTCTAATTCTTCAATTAGGTCGTCTGTGTGAAAATCGTCCAGTTCAACATCTACTTCAACTTCTTGATATACTGTAGGCATTATTCGCCCTCCTTAAAGTCTGCAACATTGCCATCTTCGTCTGCAATAATGATACGAGTGTTTCCATCTTCGTCAGTAACCTCAATTGGACCCCAGATCCAAACTTCAGTATCTTCCAGGTACCACTTGCCCTCATCTTCAAGAGCGTATGCACCATTTTCATTGATGAATTCTTCAAGTTCTGTAACTGCGTCTTCATCTACGCCTTCAATTTCGATATCGCCCCAGCACCCACCGTCAACCATCTCAACAAGTTCTGAACTTTCGATATTTGAACCAGATAGGCTATACATATCTAGACTGTCTTTGTTACCGTCGCCGCCTGGTACACAATCGAACTCAAACTGAGGAAACTCGTCATCATTAGTTTCGACTTGAAATTCGCAGAATCGAAAACCGTCCTTAACAAGTATACGTCCTTTGCCTTCGCGCTGTACATAATGTTCGTGTTGTTCACAAGACTTTTTGTAGTATGTTTTCACGGTGTACCAAGTCATTATACTAACTCCTCAACAATACCCAGCACTTCAGCGGCGATTAACAATACTCCAGCATGAACTATAAAGCCAGAAATTAATGCACCGCCTGCGGTGATACGCAATACACTCTTTACAAGGCTGACATAGAAATGTCCTTTACTTGTGTCTTTTGGTTGTATGTTCATTGAACCACTCCTTAATTGATTTAAACAAATTTAAAAAACGCATTGAATGCGAATTTATATATGGCGGATGCAATGGGCATCGACCCTGCCGCCAGTCACACGAAGGACTATATACCTTCCCGCAAGTTTTACAGTTATCCACGTAGAGACTCCATTGTAATGATTTTACTTAAACCTTCCCCAAGATCTGTATCGTGACTAATAATATGCAATTGATTTCCATGGCGATCTTTTTGACGATCGTACGTAGTCGTCTCTACAATAGTTCCGCCGTTAGCACGATATATTTTCAAATGCATTGGCTGAGAATCAAGGCCGTGTTTTTCAATAGCCATTGGTCGAATAGAATTTAAACTCCGTTCTTTAAGATTCTGTGACGCCTGCTCTCCAGCTACTGCATCTTTTAACATTTTAAGTAACTGCCGTTTGATAAACCCTGGCTTCTTTATCTTCGATTGTGATTTCATTTGACGCTCGTCTGATTCTACTTGATATGTGTATCCAGTTTCCATATATTGTCCTTCTGTTATTGATGTATTGAAATTCATAGTTTTCTTCCTTCTGCTTCTGCTACTCTTTTACGTAAGTTGCTAGAACTAAAACTATGATCACGTCCGTTATAAACGATTTCAATACCTCGTTTAATACAGATGTCTTTTCCAGTAAAATCTTGATCTTTATATTCTACACCTAATATTCTAACATCAATAGGCAGCGTTAGCAAGATATCACATAGATCTTTTTCAGTTTGATAGACAACAATTTCATCTACAAATCTACAAGCACTGACTTGTATCTGCCGTTCTACAATACTTTGTACTGGCTTATTTTTTGTGTCTGGTCGGTCAATAGTGGGATCAGTTTGCAAAGCGGCGATAAGATAATCACAATGATTTTTTACTTCTGCTAACATTGCAATATGCCCGGCATGCAGTAGATCAAAGGTACTAAAAGTTATTCCAATTTTTAGATCTTTAGATTTGAGATCTTTTACGTTATTAAATATCATTTTTTAAAATTTTAATTACTTTTTTCTTTTCTTGTTCTCGAATCCAATCCTCTTCAATTGAACCAAAGTTGGGACATCTACCCAATGCATCATCGAGTATAAATTTAAGTCTGTACAAATCTTGTTTGGCTCCCCATGCAATGAATCCATCATTCAGTGAGTTAGAAGCATCATATGCGGCAGCATTAATTTCACGTGCCGCATTGGTTATGTTATAAGAAAATTTAAAGCCCATGTAACGATGTTAGCATGGGCTTTGTGTATTGTCAACTAGTTTGATTAAACTCAGTTGCCGCGATAAATGTCACTAGGTTTTTCATCAGCAATTATCAACATGGCATTTACATCTGCTTTTTGGAGTTTAGTAACAGTGCCATCTTCATTCTCATACTCAGCGGCACGACTCCAACGACCGTGTTCCATTAGAACCCAATCTCCGACTTTAACATCTTTTTGGTCTGGACCAATTGCCCAAACCCTGCCCCAACGTGGTTTGATACCTTGTACCTTACCATTGTCGCTAGGCAATACAATACCACCTTTGGTTACTTCTGTACCAAATTCCATATCACAGAGTAATACGCCGTCACCTAGTGGTCTTAGAGTTCCTGTTACTTTCATTTATTCCTCTTGCTTTTTTGATTTATTAGTTACTGGTGCTTCAGTTACTGTTTTAATTGAACTAGTTGGCTGTTGCACTGGTGCTGTTTCAGCCTTAGTTGTTACTTCGTAGTATTTGGCAACCATATCTTCGCGTCGTTCGATAATTTGTCCATTAGGACCTAACTTATCGCCTCGAGCATTAAATTTGGCATTTCCAATGGCTGGTGCTAATTCGTTTTGTCTCATTAGTTTATCCATGTCTACTACCTTGCCTCTCATTGATGTGGCCATAATGTTTCTCCTTATTTTATAAATTCTTCTATAGATAGTTCATATTTTATGCTATCTATTTTGTGTATTCCTATCAAGTATAATACATAGGATGCTACACTGCTACCTCTACCGACGCCCCATAGGATTTTGTTGTCTCTCATGGTGTCTACTAAGTATTTACAATAGTAGAGAACGTCCAACATATTATGTTGAATGAACAATTTAAGTTCTAGTTCTACTCGATTTCTTTGTTCGTCAGTTTGACACTGATCAAATAACCAATCAACAATTGGGAAAAATTGATATTCTTCAGGCATAAACCAATCCAGTTGATTTGCCTCATCAAACATTTCCACACTGTCAAATTTGTCGTGTTTGATTATTTCAAGTTGCGGGATTCTATCAGCATTGATTTGTCGTGCGCTGTTATATGCATCAATGCTATTAACATACACACCTTCGAGATCTTTAATCTTCCCAGTGTATAATGCCTCAAA